CACAACAGGTAGTTACAACGTAGCTATGGGTGTTAATGCTTTAGGAGGAAACACAACTGCAAACTACAACACGGCTGTAGGCACACAGGCAATGATAGCTAATACTACAGGTACTGAAAATGTGGCTTTAGGTGCTTTTGCTTTAGACGCAAATACAACTGCAAATCAAAACACAGCTGTAGGATATCAATCTTTAACATCAAACACTACGGGAGTAGGTAATACGGCTTTAGGATTAGGTGCAGCCAAAAGTGTTAGTACAGGCAGTACAAACACAGCAATAGGTTATCAAGCACTTCAAGACACAACACCAACAACTACAGGTTCTAATAATGTAGGTATAGGAACTAATGTGCGAACTAAATCAGGTGATGAAACTGGTAGTATTATTATTGGACACGATATTGAAAGTTATGCAGTTAATAGTTTTACGTTTGGAACAGCAGCTCAAGGATTTGTTACTAATCAATTTAGTGCAAATGCTAACTGGTCGAGACCTTCTGATGAAAGATTAAAACAAGATATACAAAATGACACACTTGGATTAAGTTTTATAAATGATTTAAGAACTGTTACTTACAGATGGAAAGGTAATAATGAAATACCAGAAAACTTTACTGGTTATCAATCAGAAAATGTAAAAGATACCTCAGTTGTTATGCATGGTATGATTGCACAAGAAGTTAAAACAGCTTTGGATAATGCAGGTGTTAGTACCTTTAAAGGATGGGATGCAGACGATACGAGTGGTCAGCAAATGCTTTCAACAGAAATGTTTGTATATCCTTTAATAAGGGCAGTACAAGAACTTTCTGCTAAAGTTACAGCAGCAGAAGCTAGAATAACAACCCTAGAAGGATAAGGAGTAAAAAATGGCAGTAACAAAAACAATAACAAAATGCACCCCATATATTAATAGCAGTAGCAAGGTTGATAAATGGGATATTGAAATGACTTATGAAAACGATAGTGAAGGTGATGCGACTTATTATAAGTCAACTTTTACTACAAATGTTCCACAGTTAGACCAAGATGGTAATGCTAACTTTACGCTCAAAGCTAAAGGAAGTTGGAGCAATGCAGATTTAGTAGCTATTTGTCCTGTATCGCATTGGGATACAGTTTTTGCAAGTCAAGTAGATAGCGTTATAACTAACCCACCAGCAGTAAGCACACCAGACAACAGTTTTAACGTACCTAGTTAATGGCAGAAGTCACAGTACATAATATGCCTTCTGTTTTCGTTATGGAAACAGAAATGCCTATAAGTATGGTAAATGACCTAAACGATTACTTAGATGAATATAAAGAAGACAAAGATAAAAAATCATTAGCTAATACTTTAGTGGGACAAATATCCCAAGGTGAACAGTTATTAATGGATAATGACGACCCTAGAGTTAAAGAATACTCTGATTTTATCTGTAGTCTTGGTGCTGATTACATCAATTTTTTTAGCAATAATACAGGTTCAAGCCTTTCTTCTCCTAAAGCAGTAGCTATCGATGAAACATGGTCGGTGCATAGTTATGAAGGCGACTATAATCCAATCCACGATCATGGAACAAAAACCATAATGGGTATCTCTACTACTGGTTGGACAAAAGTACCTCAACAAATATTAAATCAACCTGTAGCGGGATCGCCAAACTACTCCTTATATAATACCTCTGGCGATTGCGATGGCTACATTGCTTTTAATTATGGTAGAAACGAATTGATGAATACAGAGAGGCTCAGACCGCCTCAGTCATTTGTAATTAAACCAGAAGTAGGCAAACTATTAGTATTTCCTTCTTGGTTACAACACATGGTTTATCCCTTCAAAGGTGAAGGTGAAAGAAGAACGGTAGCATCCAACTTAAATTGTTGGGATATGACAGAACAAACAACACAAATAGGAGAAGAAAATGGAAATGTTAGTTGATGCAATAACTTGGATTACTATAATTGTAACAGTTGCTAGTCTTATAGCCGCTTCTACACCAACTCCTAAAGATGATGTTTGGATAGGTAAGATATATAAATTGATTGATTTATTGGCTTTAAATATTGGCAAGGCAAAGGAGAAATAATATGAGTTGGTTAAAAAAATTATGGCAAAATGTCAGAGGCGTAGAGGACAAGACTGTAAGAGCAAGAGATGAAGACGGTAAGTTTGTTGCAGATGACAAATCTACTCCAGATGTTAATGAAGCCTACACCACTGTTGAAGTAAAGAAAGAAAAATAATGTCTACACCTCAGGACGCGCTACATAAGATAGAAATGCACGAAAAAGAATGTGCAATTCGCTATCAAAATATAGAAAAACGTCTTGATGAAGGATCTGAAAAATTTAAAAAACTAGAGAACATGCTATGGGGCGTTTATCCCTTCATAGTAGGTGCTATAGTCTTAACTAAGTTTATATGATGGAAAAGGAACTACAAAACGAACCATCTATAAAAAAGAAGCTAGAACTGGATATTGATGTTACACCTAACTACTTGTCAGTAAACCCGTTTCAAAAATGGGTCCATCTAGCTAAAACCGTAGACGCTTGGCGAATTTTTCCTAGAGTATTTGTCAGCGTCTACATAATACTACTATATAAAGTAGTTACCTGGTTTATGACCATACCTGACCCTAACCTGGAACAATCAGCCTTAGTATCAGTTGTTGTAGGCGCCATGGCGGCAGTATTTGGTATTTACGCTGGCACTTCTGGACAAAGCAAAAAGTTTAAAGGCGAGGATTAATCTTGGAAGCGTTCAATCTGATCGCTGAATTGGGTTTGCCTATTGCTGGCGCACTTATAATGGCCTATTTTATATTTTTAGTTATGAAACAATTAATGGATGGTTTGATTAATGAAATCCAAACCGTACAAGGTATAACTAAAATGTTAATTACTAGAGCATCCATAATGAACAATGACATGATTCGTATAGATACAAGCGTTTCTAGTGCTTTGAATTTACCTCCTGATCTTGACCGTATAGCAAGAGCAGAAAACTTTGTAGAAGACGGTAAAATAGACGCTAGAAGAGACTAGATGGATATAGTTCAAATAGTCGCAGACTTTGGATTTCCAGTAGTTATGGTTGTAGGTCTAGGATATTTTGTATATTTTGTGTGGCAAACAATAACTAATAAGATAGATCCATCTGTTCAAGAGATGAAAGCAACTATTATTCGTCTAACTGATCAATTAAGATTACTAGATCAAGACATGATAAGGTTACAACAGAAGGTTAATACTGTTTTGGAAATGAGAGAAAACGAGGGGAGTAATGAAACAGCAGAACCAAAAAATAAAAAGCAAGAAGGAATTAGAAGAGTTGATTAAACAACAACAGGATAGAAGAAATGGATAAAGAAAAGATAAAACAAATTGAAAAGGAGCAACTGGTATCTATTGACAACGTAATATTTGAACCTATGCCCAAAAGACCTTTTCCGCGTGATAAGTATATTTATGAGGACGAAAGGTTTAATCCTGAACGAGATACAATATACCTAAATAAATTAGGTAGAACCATAGAGATAACTTCTATTACATTTATTTTGTTATCTTTGATTGGGGTATTAGCGGTTTTTGTTTGGACATTTAATTAAGGAATAAACATGACAAGAAAAAAGAAAATATCTAAAAGACAAAAGGTATTTAATTTTATTGATACCTCAATAGATTTATTACAAGCGAATTGGAAAAGATACATAGTGGCATCTTTCTTTTTAGTGGCATTTAGTTACATAGGTTATATAGCTTTATTTTGGATAGATACAGTAGATAGCGTAGAGTTGGTAATTACTTATTTATAAAATTAATGGATAAATGGGATAAACTTTTCATCATATTAAGCGTTATAAGCATCACATTATTTGTTGCTTATACAAGTGCTGATGAAATGACACATAAGTTTAAGAATCCTAGCTTCTCAGGTGTAAATACATCTAGTCATTATCTGACTATTGAAAACCAGGAGTTTAATAGAAAAGAAGCTATACGAGAGGAAATAAAAGCTTATGTAGAAGATTTAGAGAGAGAGGCAGATAACACCACTCTGGCTAGGTTTATACGTAATTTAGAGAGTAGAATATACGCACAACTAAGTAGACAGTTGGTTGATAGTTTGTTTGGTGAAACTGCATCTGATTTTGGGGTTCTTGAATTAGAGGGCAATACCATAGAATATAGAGTAGAAGACGACAAAGTAACGTTAATAATTACAGATGAAGAAGGCAATACAACAGAGATTACTGTACCTCTCGGTTCTTTTACTTTCTAGTTGTACATTACTCGTAGATCCTTTAGATAATGGTATTCCACCCATACGTAGTATCGAATCGGCACAAGTAGGTTCTTTACTAACCAAACTAGCAGAAGCACCAATCCCTATAAAAAAGCCTGTAGTAGCGGTTTATCCAAACTCTTTTAAAGATGATACAGGTCAACGTAGATCAAACAGTCAATACGCAAGTTTTAGCACAGCAATCACCCAGGCCCCTGATGCCTATCTTATAAGAGCTTTAAAACATTCAAACGTGTTTGATGTAGTAGAACGCAAAGGTTTAGATAATCTAACTAAAGAACGACAAATTATACGCACTACCAGAGAAAACTTTAATGAAAAACAAAAGGTAAAACCTTTATTGTTTGCTGGACTATTGATGGAGGGTGGTGTTGTAGGTTACGAAACTAACATGAAATCAGGAGGAGCTGGTGCAAGATACTTAGGTATAGGTGCTTCAAAAGAATACAGACAGGACTCAGTAACAATTTCTTTGCGTACAGTATCGGTTAGTACGGGTAAAATTTTAATTGAAGTCTTAGTAACCAAGTCAATATTAAGTGCATCTGTATCTTCAGATGTGTTCAGATTTTATGCAAACAATACCGAATTAGTTGAAATAGAGAGCGGTATAGTAGAAAATGAGTCTATAAATATTGCTTTACAGATGGCTATCGAGACGGCTGTTTTACAAACAATAGAGGAAGGATATGGACAAGGATACTGGAAGACAAGTTCTTGAACTTTTCAAGGCGATTTTAGTTGGGTTTGGTTTGTTAATTTTATCTTTGCATTTAATAAGTGCAGACAACGAAATATTTATAGATCAGTCAGGTGCTACATCTAATCTAGACATAGAACAAGTTAATGGTAGCGGTAATATCATAGGTGGTGCTGATGCAACAGCTGGTGCCTCTAATATGACACCATTAGATTTAGATGGTACAAGTATGACTTTAGATATTTTACAAAAAGGCAACACTAATAAATTTCTTGGTGATATATGGGCAGATAACTATACAGGTTACTTCTCGTTTATAGGTGATACCAACACATTCAACATGAGTACAGATGAGACAAACGCTACAGGGGCGGACGGTTCTAATGTGAATGTTCAATTTACAGGTAATACAAATACAGCAACTTTGAACCATGCGATGACAGCATTAGCTGCGAACCTTGATTTAGATTGGATAGTACAAGGTTCAGGCAATAGTATTACATCTAGTATTGATGTCGATGGTGCTACAAACTATATGGATATAGATGGTAGTGATAATACAATAACCTATGATGGCGATGGATACGCTGGTGGTTACTTTTACTTAGATCATACGGGCAGTACAAGAACATTTAACATAGATCAGGAGTCTACTACAGATAATGATTGGCTTAAAATTACATCTGTTGGCTCTAACGGTACTGTTTGCGTTACTCAGTCAGACTCAACTACTTCATTCGTCTGTTGAAATAGGCTCTATCTCAGAAGTTAGAGGCAACGCACAAGTTCTCAGAGATAAAGCTTACGGAGCTGAATTACAGTTTGATATACAACAAATGGATGATGTCCGTACAGAAGCGGGCAGAGTTGCTATAACCTTTGAAGATTCTTCTACAGTAAAATTAACTGAACATTCTAAGCTGGTTATAGACGAATACATCTACGATCCAGACCCATCTAAATCAAAGATGGCACTTAAATTTGCTAGTGGTACTGCTCGTTTTATTACCGGTAAATTTAACAACAAAAGTAACATATCTATTAAGACTCCTACCGCTGATATAGCAATTAGAGGTACTGATTTTACTTGTACTGTAGACGAGTTAGGAAGATCTCTTGTCATATTATTACCAGATGAAAACGGTTTATCTAGTGGCGAAATACTTGTATCGACAGCATCTGGTAGTGTTACTTTAAACAAACCATACCAGGCAACAACCGTATCTGTATATGAAAACAATCCCACTAAGCCTGTAACTTTAGATATATCGCTAGATTTGATTGACAATATGTTGATAGTCAATCCACCAGAAGAAACAGAAAGACAAACAGAAGAAACACAATCAAAAACGACAGTAGATTATTTAGATTTTGATGATCTGGATATTGATTTTCTTAATGAAGATTTTTTAGATACAGAGGCTGATCTTGAATTTACTGAACTAGATATAAATTATTTAGACGTGAACTTTCTTGAGGATTTACTTAATGTTATAGATGCTTTAGCAATATCTAAAGAAGAAGATGCTTTGAAACAAGGGGGTGTAGGTATTCGTATTGTAGGCACAGATATAGGGCAAGATAAGGATACTCAAATAACTACAATTGTATCTGGTCAAAACATAAGTTTAACTAGATCGGTCAGTCAAAGTGTAAAACTTAATTTAGATGGATCCGACAGTTATACAATTATACTTATACAAGATGGAGTATCTAATACGGTTAAAATTAATGGTGGATCTTCAACAACAATAACAATAAAACAAGGATCAGGATGAAAAAAACTATTATATTTTTGAGTTTATTTATAGGACTTGGATCTGTTTACTATTTTCAACCGATAGCTTACGAAATATTAAAGTTAAAAACTTTTGATAGTTTTGTTGTAGATAAAGAAGAATCAAATAATTTTGTTATTTTAAATATAACAGAAGAAGATATAGCTAATGAAGGTGGTTATCCTTTATCTAGACAAACATTAGCTCAAATACATATTAATTTGTTAAGACAAGGAGCTATGGGTGTAGGTTGGGTTATGGCTTTTCCACAACCTGATAGATTTGGTGGTGACTTTGAGTTTACTGAGGCTTTGAAATTTTCTCCGAGTGTTTTGGCTATGTTTGAAGGAGAAGGTGAATATCCGCCTACATCTGGTACTGTTATTTTGGGACCAGAAGATACTGGTGGCATGATGGCAACAGGTGTAATACAAAATATAGATATTTTAAAATACAACGCTAGTCAATTC